TGGAGATACCGGCGGTGGCGGTGGCGGAGCTTGCGCTGCAGGTAGTCCCGGAGTAGGAAACGCAGGATGTTCAAGTAATCCAAGAGTTGCTGGTGCAGGTGGAGCTGGTTTATGTATATCAACTTTATTTCCAGGAGCACCCGTTAGTGCTGTTGGCGGTGGAGGTGGTGGTGCTGCAGGACCAAGTCCGGCGCCCAACGTAAGAGAAGGAGCTGGTGGATTAGGTGGTGGTGGTGCAGGATCAACAGGACCTGGAAACGCAGGAACAGCTAACACTGGTGGAGGCGGTGGTGGTGGCGCAGGACCAGGAGCTTCAGTACCAAGTGGTGCTGGTGGATCAGGAATAGTCATAGTAAAAGAATTAAATAAAGCATCTGGAGTTTGGTCTATGTGTGAACAAAGAGAAGTTTTAACTGGTGGAACGTGGCCTAAATTTTTCTTCGGATTAAAATGTGCCGCTGTTATGGTAGTGGGTGGCGGTGGTGGAGCACCATCTGCACCTTCACCAGGTGGTGCAGGGGCAGGAGGTATGATACTTTCTCCTGGTCCAGTAGCTATAATAGGTTGTTCAGAATCAAGCACTGTTGCTATTACTATCGGAGCAGGTGGAAGTGGTGGAGCATGCGGAGGTGGATGTGGTAGTCTTGGTGCAGCAGGAAATGATACAACGGTTACAATAACAGGTGGTACACCTTTAGTTGCAAAAGGAGGTGGAAGAGGTCAATCTCCTGGTGATCAACCATGTACTGCAGCAACAATCGGTGGTTCAGGTGGTGGTGGTAGAGGAGAAGACGGTACTCCAGGAAATTCAAATCCAGGTAGTGCTTCTAATCAAGTTCCTTCTATGCCTTCTAGTTTACAACCTTTTGGTTTTGGAAATGCAGGTGGTTTAGGTTATTCTTGTGGTCAACCTCCTGCTCCAAGAGCAGGAGCAGGTGGTGGTGGAGCAGGTGGAACAGGATGTAACGCAGATAGTAATCAAGGAGCAGGTGGAGATGGTAAAGATGTTGCTCCTATTTTTGGATCAGCACCGCAACCTTTTTATATTGCAAACGGACCAAATGCTGGACCATCAGTTTCTGGTATTTTTGCTGGTGGTGGAGGTGGTAGAAGATGTGCTGCACAATCCAATCCAGATCAGAACGGAGCAGGTGGACCAGGTGGTGGTGGAAATGGCGGTGCACCTAGTGGAAGTCCTCTTGTTACTGGATCCGGCACTGCAAACACTGGTGGTGGTGGAGGAGCAGGTTTTGGACCAATTCCAAATACTGGAACAAGCTCAGGTCCAGGTGGAAGTGGTGGATCAGGTATTGTTTTAGTTAGAGTTCCTGGACCTAAAGTTCCAAGTGGATTTGCTGTAGCCCCTGGTACAAATACACTTACTACGCAACCATGTGGTGCTAAAGTAGCTGCATTTACTGTATCTGGTACGTTGACAATTAGTTAAGATTAAAATATAAATATAAAATTTAAGGAGTAAAAATATGGCACATTTCGCAGAATTAAAAACAGTTACAGATCCTACTGGATATACGTCAGAAACACATCAAATAGTGCAAAGAGTAGTTGTTGTAGGCAATGATATTGCTGCAGGCGGCGGAACTTTAGAAGATAACGATATGCACGTTGATGGTGAAACATGGTGTAAAAATTTCTTTAAAGGCGGAGAATGGAAACAAACTTCTTATAATCATAATTTTAGAAAACAATATGCAGGAATCGGAATGAGATACGATTCTGCTAAAGATAAATTTATAGCACAACAACCTTTTTCGTCATGGTCATTAGATGAAAACGATGATTGGCAAGCGCCACATGCGTATCCATCTATAACCGATGATGGAGCAGATCCGTCTGAATGGAGTTATTATATTAGATGGAGTGAAGCTACTTATAATGCTGATAATACAAGAGGTTGGAGAGCAACAAAATCAAACGACGAAGCGGAAACACCAACTCAATACGATTGGAACGGCACAGCTTGGGTGTCCGCATAGGAGGACACTAAATGCCAAGAGCTGGCTCTAGAAATAATGGTGGAGTTATTGGACCAACGAATAAGACTTCGTTTGGGAAAAATAAAGTTACAACTACAATAGCTACCGGAGATTTTACAACACAACCAGGAACAACAGTTGTTAACCTGCTCGTGGTTGCAGGTGGTGGAGCTGGTGGAACAAACGCTTCAGGAAACGTTGGAAGTGCTGGAGGTGGAGCTGGTGGTGTACGTCAATTTAATTGTGTTTCAGTTTCTGGTAATACTGCTTTTCCAGCAACAATAGGTGCTGGAGGTTCTGCTACCCCTTATCCAGGAGGTAGTGTAGGTGGTTGTGGAGTTGATTCAAGTATAACAATAGGATGCACAACATACACATCAAATGGTGGTGGTGGTGGCGGAGGAGGTCAACCTTCCAACCCTACTAATCCTAATCCAGGTTTCTGTGGTGTAGCTGGTGGATCAGGTGGTGGTACATCTTTTCCACAAACAACTGTTGGAGCAGCAGGTAATACACCTCCAACAACTCCCCCACAAGGAAATCCAGGTGGAGCATCTGGCCCAACACCAAAAGGTTATGCAGGTGGTGGCGGTGGAATTTGTGGTGCAGGAGGAGCTGGATCACCTGATGGACCAGGTCCCGGTGGTGGAGCTGGTGGCGCAGGTTTAAATATTGCACCTTTATTTCCAGGATCACCTATCACAGGAGTCGGTGGTGGCGGTGGTGGAGGTTATTATGATCCTAGTCAGACAACAGGTTTTGGAGGATTAGCTAATCCCGTTGGTGGCGGTGGTGATGCAGGAGCATCGCCAGCTAGACCTGGCACTAACCCTGGTGAAGCAGGAGCAGCTAACACCGGAGGCGGTGGAGGTGGAGCTTCATCTGCTAATGGTCCTGCAGCAGGAGATGGTGGAGCAGGAGGATCTGGTGTTGTAATTACAAAAGAATTAAATAAAGCAACTGGTGTGTGGTCAATGCAATCACAATTTCAAGCAAGAAAAAATGGAACTTGGGTTTTACCTCCTGTTATTTATACAGGAATAAATTTTATGGTTATAGCCGGTGGTGGTTCAGGTTCAGCTAACGCAGGTGGTGGTGGAGGAGCTGGAGGTTATCGTGCCTCTGGGTTTGGTCCAAGTCCACTGCAAGCTACTGCATTAACTCTAGAAGAAGGAGATTATGATATAACAATTGGGGCAGGTGGAGCACAAAGTACATCACCTGGACCAGGTGGTTTTGCTGGAAATGATTCAATATTTAACCCTGGTGGTTCAGAAGGAACTACAATGATTACAGCAACCGGTGGTGGTAGAGGTGGTCAAGATGACAATTTTGGTGGTGGTGATGGAGGATCTGGTGGTGGAGGGGGAGCTAGAGGTAGTGCTGTGCCTGGTGGTTCAGGAAACACTCCTCCGTTTACTCCGCCTCAAGGTAATCCTGGTGGTAGTGGTGCTAATAGTGTATCACCTAGAGGACCGCAAGGTGGTGGTGGAGGTGCCGGTGGTCCTGGGGGAAATGGTTCTGGACCTAACACTGGTGGAGCCGGTGGTGCTGGTGTACCTAATTTAATTGGTTGTGGAGCAACACCTTTTTCAACAACAGCATTTGCTGGTGGTGGAGGTGGTGGTAGTGGACCTGTGCCAGGTGCATCTGGAGGGCCAGCTAGTTCTGGTGGTGGTGCTGGAGGATCAAATAGTTCAGGATCTAATGGTACAGCTAACACAGGTGGTGGCGGTGGTGGTGCTAAAGATGGTGGACCTGCAGGTGGAGAAGGTGGATCAGGAGTCGTAATTATGAGATTTCCAAGTGATGCAACATTAGCAGTAACTCCGGGTACAAATTTAACAGGGACACATCCAGGTGGAGAAAAAGTTGCTGTATTCAAAGCAACAGGAACATTGACAGTTTCATAACAAATGTTATATTAAGTTTATAAAGATATATGAACTTAATGAATTACTACTGGTATTTTCAATCAGCGGTTCCCGCTAGAATCTGTGATGACATAATTAAATATGGAAAATCCATACAAGATCAAATGGCAGTCACTGGTGGTTTTGGTGATAAAAAATTGAATAAAAAAGAGATTAAAGATTTAAGACAAAAAAGAGATTCTAATATTGTTTGGATGAATGATAGATGGATCTATAAAGAAATTCAACCTTATGTTCACTCAGCAAACGCTAGTGCTGGTTGGAATTTTGATTGGGATTATTCTGAATCTTGTCAATTTACAAAATATAATAAAGGCCAATTTTATGATTGGCATTGTGATAGTTGGGATAGACCTTATATTAAAAAAAATACTGACGATCCAACACATGGTAAGATAAGAAAATTATCTGTTACAGTCACTCTTTCAGATCCAAAAGAATATAAAGGTGGTGAATTAGAGTTTGATTTTAGAAATAAAGATCCAGATAAAAAAAACAATATTCATAAATGTAAAGAAATATTACCAAAAGGATCTTTAGTTGTATTTCCTTCACATGTATGGCATAGAGTATGTCCTGTTAAAAAAGGATCAAGATATAGTTTAGTAATATGGAATTGTGGATGGCCATTTAAATGAAAAATAAAAATTACCCAGAAAAATTATATATAGAAGAGTATTTTAAATGTCCTATATGGCATGCAGAAGAACCTAGTTTTGTTAAATCTTTAAATAAAGCTTCTGATAAATATATTAAAGAAGCACAGAAAAATTTAAAAAAATCAATTAATGAAAGAAATAAAAAATTTGGAGATAAAGGAGATATGGGTCATGTGTTTCATTCAACATCGTTAATTAATGATCCTAACTTTAAAAAGTTACAAGATTATGTTGGTGCAACCGCACACAATTTATTAAACGAAATGGGTTTTGATCTAACTAATTATCAAGTATTTACAACAGAGATGTGGGTTCAAGAGTTTGCTAAAAAAGGTGGGGGACATCACACTTTACACACACATTGGAATGGACATATATCTGGTTTTTATTTTTTAAAAGCAAGTGAAAAAACATCTATGCCAGTTTTTGAAGACCCAAGAGCAGGTAATGTTATGAATCTTTTACCAGAAAAAGATAAGACAAAAATAACTTATGCAACTTCGCAAGTGCATTACAAAGTTAAACCTGGTAATATGATTTTTTTTCCATCTTATATGCCACATTTATATAGTGTAGATATGGGATATGAACCCTTTAGATTTATACATTGGAACTGTCAAGCTATACCGAAAGGAGTATTAAATGTCGTTCAAAAAAAATAAATATAGTGTTTTAAAAAATGCAATATCAAAAGAGTTAGCAGACTTTGTTTATAGTTATTTTAAAAACAAAAGAAGTGTTGCAAGAGTTTTATTTGATACAAAATATATATCACCCTTTACAGAATATTGGGGTGTGTGGAATGACCACCAAGTGCCAAACACCTATTCACATTATGCAGATATGGCAATGGAAACTTTATTAGAAAAAGTAAAACCGGTTATGGAAAAACACACCGGTCTTAAATTAAGTCCTACATATTCCTATGCAAGAATATATAAAAAAGGTGATATATTGGCTAGACACAAAGATAGATATTCTTGTGAAATATCTACTACATTAAATTTAGGTGGTGACTCATGGCCGATATATTTAGATCCGA